CTCATAAGAGTTATAGGATAACGACAACAGAGAACTGTTATCCCTGAATGTTTTACAGCATCGGGAATGACATTTTCTTGGTCTCTTCTTTCGAAGTATCCAACTGACTGTTCCTGCCAGCTCGCATTATCCGGAAACGGATATAGGTGCGTCCCACGACCATAGATCTCACAGGAGAGAACTAGGTTGTAGGAGGAAGCTGCCAAATGAGCTACCATCTTTTTGGAGGGATTCAAACCATCTGCACGAAGTTTCGCGCATGCCAAGCGTTGGATCTTCACTTGGATTTGCCTGGGTACGTTCTCCCAGGGTATCCTAATACCTGTTGAGCGCTGCCAATCAAACAGCGACTCCCAAGTAATAGGAGAATGGTCTGAGGTGTAGAATGGAACACTATTCTTCACAAAGGTCTTTCCTGCAAACTCACTAAGTCTGCCCTCAAAGCTCTTATGGAGCGAAAGAGGTATACCTCTGGAGGTCATCTCCCGGATATACCGAGATCTGAGCTTCTTATTCATCAGGACGATATCATCGCCCAAAATGACATAAGGAGAATGGTGTAAGCCCAACGTGGCTGCCAGGCTCTCTACTAGAAGATTGTGGGTTAGGGCCAACATGGCAAAGCTAGGTAGTGATCCTAGCGGTTGGCCAATCTTCCATTGATGAAGATATCCCTCATCCTCCCAATTAGCCCTTGCAACTGTTTTGAACAAGTCATAAGACTTAACAAAGAGTTCCTCAGCCTTCTGTCTTTCGATGATCACCGGATCATCAGGGAGTCCGAAGACAGCCTTCTGAAGCGGGTCCACCGCCGGGAACATCCCGAGAAGACAACGGATGATTTCACATCCCCACTTCATGGGGAGGTTATCTGTGGCCTTTGACAGGTCAACAGACCCTTGATACAGATTATCGTTGTTTACACGATTCTGGATCTTAGTGTCAAACCGATCCTGGTCGAAGGTTGCGTCCTGAGGCAATTCGCGAACAAGGTTATAAAGCCTGTCCGCACAGGGCACAAGAGCGTTCTGAATGAACCTGTTAGGCACAGCTATATCCCTATAGTCTGTACCTCCACCCTTTTTCTGGATGTGCTGCACATGTCCGACGTATTCGCCTGACAGTACAGTGGTGTTACGGAAAATTCCTTCCACCTCAGGGAGGGGTTCTCCCCAAAGGACCGCATATAATGCGTCCCCAACGTCATCATTCAGAAATTCATCTACAAAATCGAGCTGGTCCTCGGATAGGACTTCCCCCTCTGTCATATGCAGAGAGACCAAGTCAGCAAAATCATTGTCATAAGACTCTGATCGCTGGGCCTCCTCAACATAATCTTTGTAGATTTCTGGGAATACGGGTTTATAGTCCAGTGACGCACTGGACTTCCAACCTGCGCGAAGCAAGCGCCACCACTTAAGCCAATACCGATGCCAGGACTCATATGAGCCAAGGCTAACGGCAAGCCTGTG